ACATAATCGTAACTAACTGCTAATACATCTGATAATGTTAAATCTAAACTTCCCAGTAGTTGTTTATTCAAATATCCAGCTGTCGTAATTGTAGCTAAACTATCAGTCGTTTTTAGGTGCTTAATTACTGGATCGATCCCAACGCTACCAGTTAAAGTTGTTGGGCCTGTTATAATTGACATATGACACTCCATTGTGCGGTTTTTTTATATTGTGCTTAAAATTTAACACAATTTCATCATGTATTTTTATTTATTGAAAGATTCTAATGTTTTTGCTAATTCAACCTGACGTCTTATCTTTGGTGATTTTGACTTAGCTGCCTTTGCTAACTTCTTTTTAGGGATATCTTTACCGACTGGAACCCCTAATTCCCGGTGTAATGCGCCCTTAGAAGATTTTTTCCTTAGTGCGTCGCCAATCCAATTGCTACCAGTCATGACTTATTCCTTTACGTAAACAGTTTTAAAAAGTGCTTGCTGGTCTTGTCGAGAAGCGCCCTGACAGTGCCGCTTTATTTGCTGCTGTAACTGGCGATCTGTTAACTTGTATGTTTTGCACAATTCTTTATGTGTGCCCTGGTGTAGGTCTCTAAATGTTGGTTTACTCATTGTATTCTCCTTTCAGTGATTTTTCATGCATGAATTTTTCTTCTTGAAGTTTTAAATCTAGTAACTTTTCAAAATGTGCTAACTTGATTTTCATCTCTTCTAAATCTTGCTTGTCTTGTTGTCTTGATAATTCAGAATTTGATCTCATTTGCGTTTGCTGTAAATCAGTTTGATTTTTTTCCTGTTCACCCTGCAATTTCAACATTTCCATTTTTTGGTCAAAAGACATTTTTTGCTTTTCAATCTGTAACTTTTCGGTCTCAATCTGCGCCTTTACGACCTCGGGATTTGGCATTTGGCTTTGCATTTGCATAGCATGTTGTTTTTGCTGCTCTTGTTCTTGAGTCCAAACATCTACCATCTGTTTCAATTGCTCGATTCCGTTGCCTTCCATGTTATCCAGAATGAAATCAAGCCCCTTAGAGTTAACAAACTGCGCGAATAATTCACTTACGCCCATTAGCTCTTTAACCATAACCAATGTTTTCTCTTTCTGAACACGGAACGACGGGCCAGCTTCGACTGTCACATTTAAAATATTGTCATCAAAGTTTAGAATATCATCATGGTTTTGATCAAAAGACACATATTCACGTTTACCCTTGTCGCTAATGTACGGCAATGAAATTGGTGTTTTGTAATATTTTGGAATTAACGATACGTAAATTTGTGCAATACGCTGCATACCATGCATTAAGCCAGCTATATATGGCATAACAGCACTGTTTGATTGTGCAGCCCCCTCACGTATTGCCGAACCTGAAATCTGATTGCCATTAATTCCTAGCGCTGCATCATATCTGCCAAGAATAGATTGTATTAGGTTATCCGATCCTGCAAACGCCTGCATGATCTCAGCGGGCGCATTTGTACGTGGTACGGGCATAACAGGGTTATCGATAGGTTGCTCAGGGTTGCTGGATAAATAGCCCTTATATACCATTAATGAAGGTTTCTGGAATTGTGTCCAGGCTTTGAAATATTCCGGCTGGTCAGGAAGGGCCTCTTCCTTGATCATAAATTTATGCTGGACAGTATTTTCAATTTCGTTAGCTAGTGAGATACCTGCTAGATTTTTTAGACGCTGTGCTCCCTTTGCGTTATGTATAAATGACCGCGTAACCTGTATTAATTCACCGCCTTCTTCACGGCGTATTTTTGCAGAATTACCATCTATAAAAACAATAGGCAAATGCTTAAAGTTGGTTTCAGTACGTGCTAGTATTTTTCTGTCACATACACGATATTGAATAATTTTTGTAACTACTGTCGAGCGCTCTTTCTTAATTTCGGGTGCCATCATTGACATGCCGAACATTTCCCACTCGTCCATTTCTTTGTTGAATTCAGATTTAGGCATAATTCGCCCATCTGCTAATTCTACTATAACTTTCGAAACTTGTTTTTTCTTGTAGTAATCGACAACCAAAATCATATCTTTTTTAGCTGAACGATAATTCCATTTGAACCCGGCTATGCTCGCCGTATAATTTGTTTTCTCAATATCATATTTTGGGAATAATGCTTTAAACTCTTCTTTAGAGTATGCCGTGGCTTCAAAACAGTACTGTCCGTCTCCTTTATGCGATTGCATAGCGCTAGGATCCCAACCATATAATGTTGGATCAAACACACGCTCGAAATTAATCATCTCGCGCATCGACATTTCGCTTGTATATTCGGTATACACCTTGGCAGCACTATAGCCACCCGATAATATGTCCTTTGAAATTTCCCATATCTTGTGCTTATTTTCGCGATCTTCAAACACACTGCGTAAATGCATTTCTACAAACTTGATAATCTGTGGGTTAGCTTTTCTAGGATCACTTGTGCCTACTACAATTCCAGGTTTTTGCTTGTAAATTTCCCCTAGGATCGTTGATATATACGATTCTACAATATTAAATTCAAGCATAGGGCGCTCTAGTGCCTGAAGTAGCCTTCGGTCTTTGTCAGACAGTGTTGTATCAAAAATGAATTTCCGTGACTCATTAAAGTTTTTGTAGTTTTTTTCAAAGTACATGTGAGAATCTTTAATATCTTCCTTAATATTTTCTAATTCTTTTTGATATTTTTCTGCTGCAAAATCCATTTTGCTACCCGCTAGTTAATATTAAGAATAATACGCGTCCGTTCTTAGCCTACTTATATTGTTTGTATGCTGTCTAAATAAATTACTTTTATCAATTGAAGTTTTTAATGTATCAACATTTCCCAAAATTAGCTTATCAACTAATGCTAGTTTTATTGCATCACAAAATGTATCGGCTATATCATCATGCATATGTGTGTCATTTGCTGCAATGCGCGTCAAATGATCAATACATATTTTAGTGTGCTTTGCGTGACTAGGCAATGTTACAAGTTTTTGAGCTACAAATGGCTGTACTGCTAAGAATCTAGTTATTTTGCTACCTGATGCCCGGTTACGTTCTATAGCGTGTATGCGTATTCCGCCCTGTTTACGTAAATTTGATACTAAGGTAGTACCTGTTGATTTTCGCTCGATAGCTGCTAACGTTGGCTTTACAGGGTATGACATACAGTCCGACCAGAAGTCTAAGAATGCGTTTTCTAAGTCATAGGGTTCAACACGGATTTCTTCACATTTTAGCCAGTGCAACGCGTAAGTATCTGGCACTTCTCTACCATGTAGTTTCGGTTTATATATCCCAAAAAAGCTAAATACTGTTGCATCATTATGTTCTTTGTCTGTTTCTGCTGTATCTGCCACTATGAATGTCGCTAGAATTTCAGGTGTTATGTCTAGCGTTAAGAACCATTCTTCTTTGAATATACCTCCACCTGCGGGTGTCGGCTCTTGTTGATACTGAGCTGAAAAAACATATGGATTAACGTCTTGCTCAATACGCAATTTAGCAAGTGATATAATATTTGGTGCTAATGCATTACCTGCGCCATCTATTGATTTTAATACAACCTGCCGCCAGTCGTACCCATCTTGACCGCGTTTTAGAAATGCCGCTAGATCGTCCTCATGCAAGCACTGCCCAACAAAAGCAACACCCACATTGTCTGCCCTAGGCCTTGGCTTAATAGTTTGATTATAGTTGTCTATAACATTTTGACGCATTACGTCTGACATTACTTCATCTGGTTTATGCGGATCATCGATAAACACACACCCTGTAAATCTGTTTTGATTTGGCAATCCTGCATCTTGTCCAGTAATTGCACCGCCGGAACCAAATGCGCTAACTGCTCCCCCTGCTGTAGTTTTAAACTTACCTTTCGCTGTAGAATCCTTTGCAATATGTACATCAAACAGTGCCTGATAGTGAGACATTTGCATGATGGCTTTAATTTCAGCCGTGTGTTTTTCAGCTAGAGATTTAGAATACGAGATATAGAGAAACTGGCAATCAGGGTAGTGTGTAAATGCCCAAGCTATGAAGTATGACAACATTGTTGATTTACCATGGCCGGGCGGTACATTGATTATCAGTCTATTTGTTTCAAGTCGAAAGAAGCGCATTAACTCACGCGCGATCGTAAGATAGTGTGACTCTCTTGATATGGGTTCAGATAAGACAAATTGACGTGCGTTTCGCAACTCATAAAATACTTTTATAAACTTAATCAATGATCCTTGCAACTCATACTTTAAGTCAAGATCAACGGCTGACAAGTCGCTCATACGTCACTTTCATACTTAGCTTTCAAGCGTCGTACTTCTTCAATTTCTACTGTAGATTTAGTTTCAGTAACTGTGTTTTTCTCTTCGATCTTATCTGACCATCGAAACCTGTTAGCAAATAACATTTTAACCAAGCCATAGTTAATTTTCTTATTATCCAGGTTTTCTTTAAGCCATTTTTCCCAAAATGACTCACACATGACTTTACCCATTTCATATGCACGTTTGAAGTCATCATGTTTTTTAAGCCACTTGTAAAATGTGGTTCGTGGTATTACATACTTTGCTTGAAACTGTACTGCTGAATGCCCGGCTTGCATTTCTTCGATTAGATCAAACGCATACTGTGTTTTGTATTCGCATTTAGATCCGCGCTTTTTACTTAGAAAGTCATCCAGGCTGATATCTAAAAA